CGTAACTGGATTGTGGCAACACAAGCGGCTCAAATTGCAAAAACGGTTCTCAATACAACAGATATTTAATGAACGCAAATGCAAAGACATATACGCTTGAAGTAAGCAACGATGGAAGTCCATTTATTCATGTTGCTGCCAAATCAGGTATAAATCCAGATACATTAGAAACATCTAATGATGGTAGTCCATGGTGGGGATTAACTACTCCAGTGGATGTTGTCATATTTAAAATAATAAGTTCTTTAATAGAACAAGAATCTGGAACAGTTTCCATGTATGGAAAAGCTTCTTTTTCTTCTTTGCTATCAGAACAAAGTTTATGGGTAAGCCATACACAGGCAAAGTCTTTTTTATCTGCCTTATTAGAAGAAAAAGAAAATATTCAAAATCAATTTTTTACAAAAGGAATTATTAAAATTGATTTTACAGAACAAGAGTACACTCAGATAATTTTACAGTCTATTTCTAAAATAAAGTCCTCTTTACTTGAAATAGAAGGTATAGAAAATACTTTAGAAAGTTTTAGTAAAATTGTTTCTCATCTTGAAGAGAATGAAGTTGTTTTAGAAGAAATTAGTGCTTTAATCAGAGTAATCTTTGACTTAGCAGAACAAACGAATCTGCATACACAATTGTCAGGACTTTTAAACTTGACGGCTTCTTTTACAGATACTGAAACAGTTCAGGTTCTAATAAGTGCAATAATACCATTATTGATCGAGAATGTTTCTTTAACGGATACGGAAAATATTTTCATCAATATGACAGCTAAGTCTTCCTTATTTGTGTCTTACAAAGAGGAAGAAATTATGATAGCAGAATTTTCTTTAATTGTGTTTTTATTTCAACAATTTAAAGAAAACGAAACATTAAGTACTGAAATAGAATCTTGGTTAATTCCTTATTTTGTTTTCGTAGTTCAAATGTTACAAAATTCTGTACAAGGAAGGCCTTTATTAAATACTATTGAAGCAAAAATTCTTAAAAACGAAATATTTGGATCTTTTATAGATAATAAAATTCAAGGAAGAGTAGAGGAAGTTGAACTAGAAACAAATATAAAATAAAGATATGACACCTTCAAAAACCATTACAATTTTTCAAGGGAATACTGATGTAATTCCTGTGTCTGTAAAAGACGGAGCAGGACTTCCATTTCCTTTGGTAGGATATACTTGTGTATTTATGGTAAAAAAAGAAAAGGAAGATACGGAAGAGTTATTTTCTTTGACTGCAGATCCTGCTCAAATTTCTGAAAATGTTGTTACATTTTTATTTTCATCTGAATTAACTTCTCATGCTCCTGAAAATTACTATTATGAGATTCTTGTATCTCAAGGAATTTCAATTGTTAAAACGGTTGCTCAAGGAGTTTTTACAATTCTTGACAGTTTAAATGTGCCTAATACATAACAATATGAAACGAGTTAGAACAAAAAATATCAATATTAACGAGCAGGCTGCAAGATTGCAGACTTTAAGTGCATTGGTTTCCAGAGCTAACCTATCCGCTGGATTAGGAATGGATCAGTTCAACGGAGAAAGAGATATATATGAAGCTCTTGGTTACAAAAAAACTCTAATGTTCTCTGACTATGCTTCCAGATACTTAAGACAAGATATTGCCAGAGCAGTTATAGATCGTCCAGCCAAAGCAACTTGGCAAGGTCCTTTATTGCTGCAAGAATCTTCTCAAGCAGAAGAAACAAAATTGGAAAGAGCCTGGAAATCTTTAAGCAAGGAATTCGGATTAAAAACAAAATTTAATCAAGTAGACAGACTTTCCGGTATTGGTTGTTACGGAGTATTACTTTTAGGTCTTGATGATGTTAAACAACCTGATGATTTTAAAAAACAAGTAACTATTGGTAAACGGACTTTAAAGTATGTGAAGCCCTTTAGTGAAAATTCTGCTAAGATAGCCTCATACGAGGCTGACACCAAAAACAAAAGATACGGGCTTCCTCTAACATACAATATTACAATCGCAGCCAATGAAACAGGATCTACGCTATCGAATGCAACGATGCCTTCTATACAGACTGTAGAAGTACATTACACAAGGGTCATTCATGTAGTGGACGATGTTCTTGAGAATGAAGTATTAGGATCTCCAAAATTAGAAGTAGTATTCAATCGTTTAGCTGATTTAGAAAAGATTGTTGGCGGTGATGCTGAAATGTTCTGGAGAGGTGCACGTCCTGGTTATCAAGGAGTAGTAGACAAAGACTTCCAAATGACTCCTGATGCTAAGAAAGATTTGAAAGATCAAATTGACGAGTACGAGCACCATTTACGCAGAATGTTGGTAAATGAAGGTGTTACTTATTCTGCATTAGAAGGACAAATATCAGATCCTGTAAACCACGTAGACATCCAAATACAGATGATTTCTACAGTTACAGGAATCCCAAAAAGAATATTAACAGGAACAGAACGAGGAGAATTAAGTTCCAATCAAGATGCAAGCGAATGGAAATCCTATGTAGGTGGAAGAAGACTAGATCATGCAGAACCTCATATTGTAAGACCTTTTGTTGATAGAATGATAGACTTAGAAATACTTCCAGCTTCTATTGATGAGGATTATGAAGTTATTTGGTCTGATTTGTATTCTAAATCAGAAGCAGATTTGGTAAAAATTGGGATGGATCGTTCTACTGCATTGAAAAACTATCTTTCTTCCCCAATGGCAGAAGCGGTAATTTCTCCAGATGCATTCTTGGAATACTTCTTAGGACTCGACGACAATCAAATTCAAATAATTAAGAAGCAAGGTTTGTCAGACATAGAGAAAGAGCAGTTAATGATTTCTTTAAATCCTCCTGCTCCTGTAACACCAAGCACAGCAAAACCTCCAGTCAAAAAGGTAAGAGTAAGAACAGCTTAATATGTGTGAAATCTGTAACAATATTATCCAGTCCAATAATCAATATGATCCTACAAGGACGCTGACATTGAGAACTATGTTTGTAAGAAACATGGATAAGAGATTTAACGGTCTGGTTGCAGCTATTATTCAGAAAGTAGTTAAAGAAGATTTTTTCGGATTAAAAGATATTCAGACAAATGCCGTCCCGTATGCTTTTCCACGTTCTGCAGATAAAGTAGCAGAATTTATGCTTTGGTTAAAAGGACAAGTAGATAAAGGGATTTTGTCTGTAAACGAATATGAACAACTTGGTGCAGCAATTGAGAATGCTTGGACCAATATGTACGTTACTGATTCATATAAGAGGGGTATCATTCGGGCACGTTATGAACTTCAAAAAGCGGGCTATGATGCCCCGAGCATTGAAACTACCGGAGGTATCATTGTGTCAATGAATGTCCCTCTTCATATGGATCGTGTAGGTTTGCTTTACACCAGAGTATTTACTGATTTAAAAGGAATAACAGATGAGATGTCTGTTCAGATTAGTAAAGTATTATCACAGGGAATGGCTGACGGGGAAGGAATGTTAAGTATTGCAAAGAAATTAATCGGAACGATTAATGGTACAGGAATGGGTGATTTAGGTCTTACTGACACATTAGGAAGGTTTATTCCGGCCCAACGACGTGCTCAAATGTTAGCAAGGACAGAAATTATTAGAGCACACCATCAAGCAATGATCCAAGAATATAGGAATTGGGGATCTATAGATTTGTATGTAATGGCAGAAATGCTGACTGCAGGAGACAATAGAGTATGCAGCAAATGTGAAGAACTAGCCGCACAATCTCCATATACATTAGATGCAGTACAAAATCTGATCCCTGTGCATCCTGATTGTCGTTGTATTGCTTTACCGTTTGAAGTAGGTGTAGATGAATTAATTGTACCTTTTAATAAAAGATAACATGAGAAAATTAAGAACAATTAAAGGGATTTATTTAGCAGACATTAGTACTGTTGATTTGAAAGGAAATATTCTAAATAAAGATGAACATCCTGATTTTGATGTCGGAGGAAATACTATTTTACCTTTAAATGTAGGCAGGATTGACACTACCGGAAAGGTACAACTTGGGACAACTTTGAACCCTATACCGACATCTCAACCTTATGCCATTTTAGAAATAACTATTCCTGAAGGTGGTGCAACACTTAAAATGTCTTATCAAGGCGATGCTTCCTACATTCATGTAGACTGGGGCGATGGAACTATCGAAGATGCAGTAATTGATGAATATGGTATTTATTCACATCAATATATAGAAGGAATTTATCAGGCTACTTTCTATACAGAATTTATTTCATTTACCAATGATGAATCTGCAATATTAATGTCAGGAGTTGTGCATTTGGTTAATATACAAGTATTATACTTCATGTATACTCAATTATCAGAAAGCATTGATTTATCTGAATCGCCATCTTTAATTGAAATTGATTTTTCTTATTCAAACATAACTCCACTTCCAAATTTATCTGGACTTAATTCATTGCAAACATTCAATATATCTAATGGTGTAAGCACGATTAATGAGTTAGATGTTGTACTAACCACCTTAACAGAATCTTCATTCACAAATATGTCTTATATTGATTTAACTGTCGTAGATAATATTCACCCATCCCAACCAGTGATCGATGCTTTTGTTTTGGCACATCCTAATTGTCAGTTAATCCTAAATCCTGAACCATGAAAGATTTAATTCTATCCCTAAAAATGGCAGCAAAAGATACCGTTGATGTCTGTATGTTCCTTATCGCAGTTATCCTTTCAGTACTTGACTTTTTCGGGTATGATTTGATGGGAGGATTGGGATTTTTAACCGCATACATTTTTGTGCTGTTAATGAGGTTTGGGTATACTAAGAAAGTGATTTTTGATAACGGAATTAAGCTGAACAAGTAGTTCGACAAGGAACAATTTGTTCCTTTTATTTATGTAAATTAAAAAATTAAAAATATGGAAGCTCTAGGAACATACTCATTTTTGCAGAATGCAAAACAAGTAACAGGATACACCGTATCTGAAACTATTCATCAAGAAAAGAAACATTTAATTGTTCCTGTTGTGATGATTGTAGAAGGTGTTTTAAATGGTTCTCATGGTCCATTATATCATCCTGCAGAAGAGTTCGGAAAGTTTCCTGAAAGCTGGAATGGAATACCTGTAGTTATAAATCATCCAGAATCTGACGGACATGCAATATCTGCAAACAGTCCTGAAGTTGTAGAAAATTTAGCTGTAGGTAGAGTATATAACTGTCAAGTTGTTTCAAACAAGTTAACCGGCGAAGTCTGGCTTGAAGAGGAAAAACTGGGCAAAGTATCCGCCGACACTTTAAGTGCCGTAAACAGTAAGAAACCTATAGAAATCAGTGTTGGTGTTTTCACAGAGGATGAAGCAACTCCTGGAGTCTACGAAGGAATACAATATACTGCTATTGCCAGAAACCATAGACCTGATCATTTGGCGCTCTTGCCCGGAGCCATTGGAGCATGTTCTTTGGAAGATGGTTGTGGTATTCGTGC